CAGTTCTGCAAGGGTGGCGTAGCTCATCAGTTGCCCACCGTCATGAGGGTGACCGTCTGGGTGCCCGAGTTGCTCACGGCATAGAGCGCGTCAGTTGGCTGGAGTCGAATCTCTACGGGCCCAGCCGCTGAGTCAAGGCGCATCCCGGTGCTGCTGCTCACGGTCGCTCCGCCCACCCAGATGGTGACCTGCGTGTGCAGGTAGACGATGCAGCCGTCAGTGTCAGCCTGAACGAGCAGCGTTGGCGTGGATGCGTTGATGCTTTTGTGAACGCTTTCAACTGCCATTAGTCTCTCCCTCTGCGTGGCTTGGAGGTTGTCGGGGTCAGTGTAGCGCGCTCAGGCTGCTGTTCCAGCGTTGCACGCTCCTGCACCTGTGGAGCGAAGGCTGGGATGGCGTAGCCACGGCTGATCAGGCTGATCGCCTGATCCATGGAGACGTCGATCACGTCGCCCACTGAGGGCCATGGCTGACCGTCATGCATCCCGTCTATCTGGTAGGTGAGTCTGATCTTCATCACGCCTCCACTAAATGGTGACGGGGAGCCGAGCCGAAGCCCGACTCCCCGCCAGCCAGCGTCATCCCGAAGGATTAGACGTTGGCGCCCTTGAACGTCTTCACGGCGTTCGTGTCGATGAGGCCCGTCGCGCCGCGGAGGATACCGCGGTACGTAATCAACCCTGCGTTGAACGCATAGGATCGATCTGCCTCAATCGCTGGAGCCCCAGCGATGGCGGTGTAAACCGCTGAAAGGTCACCGAACGCGATGCTCAACGCTTCGTCGCCGTTGTCAGCCAGAGCGGCTGAGTAGACTGGGAAGCCGAGAATCGTGTCTGGGCGAGTCTGATCGCCCGGTACGAAGATCGGGCGGCTCGCGCCGTCAACGAGTCCCATGACTGCACCGAGCGTGGTGTCATTCATGAGGAACCCGCGCTTGGCAGCACGTCGATATTGCTGCTTCACGCTGTAAATGAGGCTTAGAAGGTTCGCGTACGTTGGGGCAACTGCTGCACCCTGCACGCCAACCGTCGCAGCTGCAGCAACCGCAGGTGCAGCGACTGCACCGTGCGCTACCGCAAGCTCAGCAGCCAGTTTCTCAGTGGCCCATGAGGCTACGTCGAACATCTGGTCTTGAACAGTCTCGACTCCAACCTGAAGAAGGCTGGCGTACTTGACTGGCGTAAGGCTCAACGAAGAGTTGGTTCCATCCGACTCGCCGATGTTGGAACCTTCGTTCACTGCGGCTGCAGTACCAAGCGCGGTTGTGCGCGGGAGCGCAACCACGTTGCCCTTGGCAAGCTGAAGCACGGTCGTGATCGCAGGATCAACGAACGGGTTGACCTGACCAGCGGTGATCCAGAAACGGTCACCCTGCTCAACCTGCTGCGTGAAGGTCGACTTCGTGATGTCACGAAGCTCAACCTCACCACCCTCACGGGCGATGCGGCGCAGCTCAGCGGAGAGGTCACGCTTCGACTCAGCAGCCGGGGCGAAGGCAACAGCCTTCTCCGAGCGTGCAGCGTCAGCAGCGGCGCGGGCCTCTGCAGCGATCTTCTCTGAGGTGATGGCGGAGGCGACAACTGAAGCCTCCGACGTGAGGGCGTCAAAGCGAGCCTGAGCCTCAGCTGAAAGGGCTTCACCCTTCTCAGCGTGCTCTGCCACGATGCTCGATGCATCAGTGAGCAGCGCGGCGCGCTTTTCAGCCAGATTCTTAACGGTGTCCATGGTGGACTCCTTTTCGCTATCTGGGTTTACACAATACGCCGAGCCACCTATCCGACGCTCTCAATGATCAGCCGAGAGAACCGTGGCGCGTGGGCTAGTGGGAGTCTATCCCTTCAACTGCTCCAACCTGAGACGGGCTGCCACAACTGTGTGGTGCTCGCCCTTTGGGGCAGTTGCTTCAATGACGGGCTCGGGTGCTGCGCCTAGCTTGGCGCGCACTGCATCGAGCAGCGCCGTCTGATCAGCATCAAGAGCGTTCCCAGCCTTGACTGCTTCAAGAGTTTCAACGAGAGCGTCTCCGTCCACGCCGATCTTGTGCGGCGCGATCTTGCGCACGGCGGTCAGCCCGAGCGTAGCCGGGTATGCAGGCGTATGGCCCGAGAGGGTGGAGACTTCGAGCAGCCCGATCTCAGTCAGCGTGCGGCTACCGTCTTCGTGCCACTGCTGCCCGTTCTTGGGCACGGTGAACCCGAACGACATGCCCATGGCTTTGGCTTCGTTGGTGAGCTTGCTGATGACGGCTGCGGCGTCTGGATCTGATGGATCAAGTCGCGCCTCCACCTTGAGCCCGACGTTATCCTCAGTCAGCGTGAGGCGCCCGCTCGCGGTAGTCGCCAGCATGCGGCTCTCATCGTGACCGTGTAGGAACTTGATGACGCGGCGCCCCTGCTCTGCCTGCTTGATCGCACGGCTGAACGCGCCGTTGGCGATGCGCTCGATGAACGGCAGCCCCTGAGACTCCGCGCCGAAGACGGCTGCGTATCCCGTGAAGGTCTTCTGCCCGTCTGCGCCTTCGGTAACGGTGAAGTCGCCGAGCGGTAGTGCGCGCGTTTCATGCTCTCGTGCCATGGAGTTCTCCTCTTGCTGAGTGGTGTCGTTGATACTATCTGCCCAAGCCAGCACGCGATCCGCGCCGTTTGTGTCTACGGGATTCACGCCCCAGAGCAGTGCAGCCACTGCCCCCGGTGCTGGGAAGTCAGGATGCTCGGGGTCGCTGTTCTGCGGTACGCCCTCCCAGTCGCCGCGATGGCGGCGAATCCATGGAGCCATGCGCTCCACCTTCTCATCATCTACGCGGCCCTCTGCGAGCTGACGTGCCTCACGGATCGTCGCATCCTGCAAGCCGTCGCCTCCGAGCCCGCCCTCATACGCCTCCAGCCCAGCCTTGGCTGCAGCTGCGATGTAGTTGGGGACGCTCACGATGGCGCGCTCTTCGCTCACCGCCTGCTCTGGGCTCAGCGCCTTGATACCCAAACCCTCAGCCATAGCGCGCACGTCGGCGTCGTTGTCTACGGCATAGGCGATCTCATCGGCGCCGTACTCCTCAAGGAGCAGCCCGTACTTGTAGGTCTTGAACGCAAGCCCAGTCTCAAACGCAGTGCCCTCAAAGTCGTTCAGGTGCACCTGCTCAACGCCAGCAACGCCGTGCTCCTGCAACCATGCGCGAGTCTCCGTGAGGCGGTCAATCTTTCGGGCGCTGACGATGATGATCTCCACGTCGCCAGACATGACCTGATCATTCAGCGCGTCAATCAGCGGCTGGTTTGGCTGATCGTTGTCAAGCACCAGAGTGCCGTCCAGATCAGCGATGACGTATGACATTACGGCTGTGGCTCTTGCCCGACGGTGCCGATGTTGAGCGGCTGGCGGAACGTGTCACCCTCTGGCCCTACTGGTGGACGGTCTTCCAGCGTGCGCACTTCGTTGAGGCTCAGGAAACCATTGTTCAAAGCCACGGCGTACGCGTCGAAGCGTTCCTTGGTCAGCGGTCGCAGCATGCTGTCTACGTTGAACTTGATGAACGTGGTGTCGCCGACGATGAGCCGCTGGAGTCCAGCCTCAAGGCGTGAGATGAGGCTGCCCAACCCAAGCATCAGCCACTCTCGTGAGACGATCTCCAGACTGTTGTATGACGAGTTGCCGCCCGGTAGCTGAAGCAGATGCAGCGGTACGCCATACAGTCGGGCGATCGCTTGCGTGCCTGCTTCCATGTGCTCCACGATCGCAAGATCCGACGGCTTGAACGAGAGCGTCTTGAAGTCCGCGCCGCCCGTTAGAACCGCGATCTTGTGCATGTTGCGCAGCCCTTCGTGACGTCGCCCGAACGATGCGCGCAGGCTCTCCGCCTGATCAGCAGTGAGCTCGCCCGGAACCGTAACCAGTCCAGAGACTGAGGCGCCCTGCTGGAAGAACTTCGCCGCGTACTCTGTCGTTGCTGCAGCGAGCCCGAGCGTCACCTTGTGATGCTCCACTGGTGAGAGCCCGCGCAGATCTTCACCTACGCCGAACAGCGTGATGTGTACGCAATCCGCAGCGGTGAGGTCGATCGTGCCCGCCGTGGTCTTGACGCGGTAGAGCGGTGATCCATCCTCAGCGCGCAGGATGGTCACCTTGCGCGGATCAAGCAGCCGAACCTCCACGATGTCGGCGCCGTTGCGCAGCACCATGAGGAAGGCGTTCCCGTCGATAAGCAGGCTGGAGACGGTGCGATGCATGAGGTCGAACCGCGTGTAGTTCGGGTTATTCGGTACTGGGTTATCAAGCCAGCCGGGGCGAGTGACTGGGCGGCGCACTCCGCGCTCGCGCAAGAAAACGCCGACGGGCATGGATGCCACGGTGTCGGCGTAGAGTTTTACGGCTGCATACAGAGCGCCGATGCTCGTGGCGTTTTTCTCTGTGAGGTTGACGCCAGCCACGTCCATGTCTACGGGCCACATGCCCCCGACCTGTCGCTCTTCTGTCTGTCGTCCAAGGATGCGGTCAACGATTCCCATGCGACTCCTTACAACTCGATGAAGCTGACGGTTGCCCGTGGCTTCTCCGCAGGCGTTGCGCCTAGAGTAGCAGCACGCCCCCACGCCATGATCATCGCCACGCAGAGGTCGATCTTTTTCCCTGAGTCTTTCCCCTTGCGGATCTGCACCCCATAGCGAGTTTGGAACGGCGTCGCATTGGCGACGTGTCGGGCAAGCCGTGGATCAGCGTCATGCTTGAGCCGCCCGTTCACCACGGCGTCATACAGCGACGCCGTCGCTGGGGTCATTCTGGCGGGGCTCTGGGGGTGCTCAACCACCGGGAGGCCCGCCTGCTCCCAGCGTTCCATGGTCGCCTGCCAGCGGAACGGGTCGCAGTTGATCTCCCTGACCGTGTAGGTTTTGCAGAGTTCCTCCATGCGCATCTCCACCTCATCCACGGGGACGCGCCAGCTCAGGTCATCCAGCGGGCGCTCCCAGAGCCCGAGCACGAACACCGCGCCGTCTACGATCCGCACGCCCACGATCGCCGTGGAATCGTTGGAGAATGAACCGTCGAAGCCGATCACGATCGCGTCAGTCGGCTCCAGCGCGAGCGTCGGATCAGCGCACGCATCCCACGTCCCTGCTGGCAGATAGGGGCTGGTGGAGTACACCCAGCGACATAGTCGCTTGGTTTCGTACTCGTGGCGCTGGATAGAGCGAGCCGCAGCGGCGAAGTCCTCAGGATCTAGGAAGTCTCCATAGGCGGGGTTGGCTGCCTTCGCCGCCTCTGGTGAGTCCCACTCCAGATCGTCGGGGGCGGTGAAGAATCGGAAATAGAACGCGTCATCTTTCTGCTCGCCGCTCTCGATCCGCTTGCCGTACTGGAACAGGCGATAGCAGAGAGAGTCATCCCCGCTGCTGTTCGTCTTCGCCCCAGCCGTGCTGATCCCCAGCACCAGCGGATTGGCCCGCGTACCGCTCCCGAGATTCACCGTTGACCAGAGCCTGTCATCAGGCTGGACGTGGATCTCGTCAAACAGCACGGTGGAGAAGTTGAACCCCTCAGCGCGGGATGCATCAGATGAGAGCACGCGCAGCACGGAACCAGTCTCTGGGTATTCGATCACGTCACGCACCACGTGCAGTTTCCTGCTCAGGATAGGGTCGAGTTCCACCATGCGAGCGCACTCCCGGAAGATGATGCGTGCTTGGGCGCGGTCACCAGCCACGATCGCCACCTCAGCACCGATCTCTTGGAACAGCGAGTAGAGCGCGATACCAGCAGCCAGCAGCGACTTGCCGTTCTTGCGTGGCATGAGCAGCAGCCCGCGACGGTATCTGCGCTTCCCATCAGGGCGATGACTGAACAGTTCGTAGAGGATCTCGCGCTGCCACGGGCGGAGTTTGATGAGCTGCCCAGCGACGTCGCCCTTGGATAGCCTGCAGAACGATTCGATGAACTGAGCGACGATCTCGCCCTCAGGCGCGTCGGGCTGCTCGGATGATGGCGTCGAGTTTGGCGGTTGCCGATTGCGCCTGCCCATCAATCTCTCCTCTCAGGTTCACCCGTGCGGCTGGGGTCAATCCCAGTTCGCGTGCGTACTTTTTTACGGCGTCAGCGTTGTCTCGCACGATTTGGTGCAGCGGGTTCTTGATGAAATTCCCGTCTCTGCCTTTCAGCAGCGGGCCCGTCTTGGAGAGCATCAACTCCGCTTCCTGATACCGCACGAACGCCTCAGAGTATAGGCGCAGCAGATCCTTGTCAGCAGACGTCAGTACGCCCGTCGCTCCGATCGCTGCGATCACGCGCTCCCAGACGATGCGCGCCTCTGGGCGCAGATCAGGGGGCGGAGTCAGTGGCCCACCAGCCGGGATAGGCTCTGCATAGTTGATCACTGAGGGGCGTGTCTCGCCGCTCAATAGCTTAAGCCGTGTCGGTTTTGGTGCAGGCCCACGTGTTCCCATCGCGTCAGTATACGGATGGAGCGCGCAGATCGCGTCTCAGCGTCCTCTCCCCGATGGAATCGGGTCGCATCGTTCCTATGCTTTGCGCGCATGATTGGCTCACGATCATGATCCTGACCGCTGACCTTTGTACATGGTAGCACCCGCCCGCTCGATCTCCGAGAACGGCAGCACCTCAGGCACCAGTCGGGCGCGTGCGGATGGATCAAGGAAGTAGACGTAGCGCAGCTGGAACCCCTCCAGCGTCACCGCTCCCGTCGCCTTTACGTAGACGCCCCATGAGTACCGCCCTCCAGTGATGTCATAGAACGAGCGCCCGCCTAACTCAGGGCGCGGCATCGTCGGATTGGAGTGGAGCACGATCTTGTGGATGACCTCCCCGGAGGGCAGCCGTACCAGTGCGTCGTTCTTCTTGATCGCGGTCAGCACGAAGCCAGACGCCCGATAGATCGTGCCGTCACCGCACTGAGTCGCATCAGCGAACGAGATGATCCACTTGATGTGAGGGGCGTGCTTTTTCAGGATGCGGAAGCAGACGCCCAGTGCGCGGCTCTCGGAGTTTTTAGGCAGCGCCTCCGAGAACGCCATGCGGTTGAGCTCGATGAACTCATCCCACTTGGTATCGGCTACCAGCCCGATCATCTTCTGCTTGTCGTTGCTCGGGCCAAACTGGAGCACGCCCTCTAGGCGTCCAGCCAGATACACCCCGAAGTGGATGTTGGAGTTCGACTTAGTCTTCCCCGAGTAGTGATGCCGCCGCACAAAGTCGTGCGACGTACGGGAGTCGATGAGCCTGAGGATCAGATCCTTAGCGGTTGCCATAGTCCAGACAGATCGCATGCAGTCGGTTGCCCATGTCGTTCGGAGACTCGCCACCCTTGGCGCTCTCCTTGGCAGCATCCAGTGCGCGGTTGATGACCTCACGCTGAGACTCTGTGATGGTGAACTTCATGGTGACGATCCGCTCATCCCCAGTCGGCGCCAGATCCGATAGGGCTGAGAAGTCGGGCGCGGTCACGCCCGAGTTGACGCTCATCTCATCCAGCATGCTCTGCACGTCAGCACTAGACGGCGAGACGTCAGCCAGAAGCGCCGCCAGTTGGTCAGCATCAGTCACAGCCATGCCAGAGATAGGATCCATCGTTGCCAGAATCAGAGACTCCTCTTCAGGCGAGAGGTCGACGTAGGCGACGGGTACCGCTGAGACGCCGTCACGTAGAGCCAGACTGACTCGCATGTGACCGTCCACCAGATGCCCAGTGCGCTGATTGACGATGACGCTCTGCACCCAGCCGACCTCACCCAGTACGCCAGCCAGCGCAGCCTGCTGCGCCTTCGGATGGATGCGCCAGTTCGCTGGATTAGCCAGCAGCTGATCCGGGGCCTCTTCGCCGTGCCCGATGATCCTGTTCCTGATGCTCAGTGCGCTCATCGCGGTCAACCTTCCTCTGGGGTAGACGCCCGATAGACGGGCTCAGTGATGCGATCCCCCAGTGCTCGCAGCGTACCCCATAAAAGCACGCGCCCACAAAAATCAGAAAACTAGCCCGAGCGTACGCGGGGCTCGTAGCTGGATACCTGAGGGTGGATCGTGCTCAGATTCTGACCCGCCCCCGCCCTGTTTTCTTTCCGTGGCAGCTGCGGCATAGCACAGTGAGCATGTCCATAGGCACCACGGGGGACTGCCCCGGCTGCAGCGGGATGATGTGATCCACGGTGAGGTCAGTGGTCGACTTGCAGGCGAAGCACCACGGGTAGGCAGCCCGCATCTCACGGCTCAGCCGTCGCCACTCAGGGTCAGCGTAGGGGCTGCGTGCAGTCGGGCCATACCGCTCCCGCTCCCGCTTGCTCACGATCTTGTTGGTGCAGGGCTGGCATCTGTTGCCGACGCGCTGCAGGATGCCGCAGGTCAAGCAGGCGCGGGCGAATCGTAGGGGGCTCACGCCGTGATCTGGGGTAGTGGCAGCACGCCAGCCACTACGAAGCTCAGCGCCTCAGCGACGCGCTCGCCCTCTGTATCCCATACCTTGTCGAGCACCTCATACGCCTGACTACCCAGCACTCCCTCCAGAGTTCCGATCAGCCGCTCCAGTGCGGCGTTGTGTACGTGCATCAGTTCGTGGGCAAGGATGCGGCGCTGGCTCTCTGGCGTCTCCTTGAAGAAGTCGTTGCTGAGTCGGATGCTCGCCTCCCACAGGTTGTCACTCACCTCAATGTCAGCCCATGAGTCATCTGCTGGGATGTCGTTGCTCACCTTCAGCGTCCACTGTGTGAGGTGCATGACGTCACGGTGTGCGTTCAGGTATGCAGCGACCTGATCACGTGGGGAGAGAGTCGCTCCCCGACGCTGGGAGGATGCAGCGCCGGGGAGGGGGCCGCCACTAGGTGACGGCGTGCGGCGATGGTAGCGCATCAGTCCCACCTATCAGGTGATGCCACGCGCTTAGTGGATGCGTTGGATGCTAGTGGCAGCGGTGACGCGGGACGCAGCACGCATGTCGCATCAGGGCAGCGCAGCGTCTCATGGCTGCCAGTGTCTCCACCCACGCACCAGTTGCAGAACCGAGCCACCAGCATCTGCAGGCGTCGGGCTTCCTTCTCTGCTGCGCTCAGCTCAGGGCGCCGCGGGCTGGTGTACGGCTTCGGGAGTTCCTCTCTCTCCATCCAGTCATCCTGCTCGAAGGGCCCGTATGCCTGAGAGAAGATGGCGCAGAACCGCTCCGACGGGCGACGCTCTGCCTTGGCGTAGGATCTGATGGTGCGCCCTGTGATCTTCACGCCACAGTCACGCATGTGCGCGGCGACCTTCTCGCTGGCGATGACGGCGGTGCTCCCGGGGTACGCCTCCAGCACCCGCTTGTTGATGACGTCTGGGCGTAGGCTCTTGCTCATGGCAGCACCTCTAGGGTGATCGCCATGACGCCACGCGAGAGCGGTACGCCAAGGGCTGCCCATGTCTGCGGCGATAGGTCGATGAGTCGCTGATCAGTCGGATCTTTGCGGATGCCGTAGCAGGTGCAGACGTCTACCACCTGCACGATGACGCTCTTGCCAGTGCGCAGGCTGGTGATGCGCACCTCCCAACTCGTACGCCAGTAGTGCTGCTTATAGGCGCGCACCTCAGCGCCGATCGCGCCGTATAGGGTGATCCCTGCGCGGGTGTACCAGCTGGAGTGCGAGCCACGTGCTGCGTCATACCACGTCGCCGTCCCCACGAAGTACCCCTCAGGTACGGCTGGCTGATCTGCCAGTACGCCCATCGCATACGGGGCCCGTGGCTCCGACGTGGGCTGCGGATTAGTCAGTGGCGCGAATACCAGCGCCAGTGCGAGTGCGATCTTCATGCCTTCTCCTCCCGCTGCTGTAGCAGCTGCAGCAGTGTCTCCCAGTGGATGACGACCATGCGACGGGCCTTGATGCCTGAGCCGGGGGCGTCTTCCACCACCAGCGCGGCGACTTCGTCAGCCTTCGGCGTGAGTTCGTTCAGCCACTTATCGAATCGCTCCGAGTAGGCGCCGCCCTTCTTGGCGCTGATGATCAGCCCCAGTGCGCGAACGTCAGTCTTGCCGCCGTACTGCCCGACGCGCTCACCAGCCAGCCCAGCCTCAGTGAGTTCGGAAGCCAGTCGGCGCTCCAGACTGTTGCCACGGTTGCGGTTGTTTTTCCCCATGCGGCTGCGGGCTGCGTTCTTCAGGTCAATGTCAGCGTCACTCATGTGGCTCATCGTAGTGCCTGCCCCAATGCCACCACCGTGAGGATGCTGATGCCGAACCAGCCGATCACGATCGCTGAGTTAGCCCGTGGCACAGTGATCCCGATCCAGCCCATGCACAGCGCGATCAGCGTATGCACGCCCATCAGCGTGATGATCAGTGAGTCGATCACTTGATGCACGTTTTGTGACGCCAGTGCAGCCGCACGTTGCCCTTGGCGCCGTTGAAGGTGATGACCATCACCCGGCTCGCGGGGAATGTGGGCTTTTTCGCATCAGCCACAGCGATCACCTTGCCGCACTCAGTGCAGTCAGTGTCAGTCCAGCGTGGGGGCAGCGACGGGCCTCCGCGCTTCGCCTTTACGCCTGCCATGTCTGCCCATCCCGCTGGAGCATCGCGCCCAGCTTGACCATCATGGCGCTCATGGCGTCGCTCAGCGTGTCAGCCTCTACGGTCAGCGTCTGCCCGTCATGGTCTTCGCACTGCAGGGTCACCCTGCGCGTCACCGTGTCGATCGCGCAGTTGGCATAGCGGAAGCCGACCATCTCCGCCATAGTCTCCAGCTCGCTCAGTTCGCTCATGCCTGTACCTCCATACGTGCCGCCTCTAGAACGGCTGCTACGCACTCTAGCGGGGTGAGGGCGCTCGTGTCTAGAACCACCTCAGCCTCCATCTCCCCAGCCTGACGCTCAGTGACGTCATGCTGCCACGGCTGGAGATCACCCTCCGGGGGGCGTACAAGCCGCACGAAGAGCGTCTCTGGATACCATGCCCTGATGAAGGCGCGCTCAGCGTCCAGCCTGACGTCATCCACCACGAAGGTGACGCTACCAATGACCCCGTCATCAGCGCCCTGCTTGGTACGGCGTAGCCATACCCTCATCCAGAAGAGTGAGTCCATCTCCCTCAGTGCAGCGCCGATCTCCTGCAGCAGCTCACGCCCAGTCACCAGTCGGGAGAGGCCCAGCGTCTGCTGCGGGTATCTCATCCCCTTGTCGAACTTGCCGTAGGCGAGCACTGCTACCTCACGGATAGGTGCTGCGATGCTGGTGACCTGATAGCCGTGATGCTCCGAGAGCATCTGGCTCAGTGTCGTCTTCCCAGTTCCTGCCTTGCCGATGAATGCCACGTTCCTCATCCGACGATCCTCCGCAGGATCTCTCCCGCCTGCAGGGGGGAAGGGGGGTTCTCTCTCTCACTCTTCTCTGCTCTCTCTCTTGAACGTCCGCCTTCCGTCAACCCCACCGTTTCTGAGCGTCGGCGAGCGGTGAACGCAGCCTGACGTCGGGTTGATGTCGGGTCGATCTGATACCGATGCCAGCCCGTAATCATCACGATCCCCGCCTGATCTACTCCGAGCAGGCCCTTGGTGATGAGCCCGCTGATAGCCTTCCCGAAGCGGCTCCCGATGCATACCTTGAGGTGCTCCCGGCTCTTGAAGATGCCGCCGCTCCGCAGCTGCTTCGCCTCAGCGATCGCCGTGACGAACGCCCTGAACTCAGTGTCTGTCAGTGCGGCGATCTTGTCATCCTTGTGGGCGTTCGCATCCCACTTGATCCATAGCCCCATGTGATCCTCCGATGCTGGCGGGGGCGAGCCGTCCAGAGCCCGCCCCCATGTGATTACCTAGAACGGCAAGTCGCTGAGATCTTCCTCAGCCCGCACAGGCTCGCCCAGTGGCGCATTTTGCTTGGCGATCCAGTCCATGGCTGGCTTCCGCTTGCAGAACTGACCATCTGTGCGCCCCGAGCAAGCCCAGAAGGGCTGATACGCCTTGCCCGTCGCCTTCGATACGCCCCCCGGCTTCTTCGTCCACGCCTGCCCGTGATCTGGGCATGTGTCAGCGCCGAAGATCTCCATGGCTGCCTTCAGCACCACCGTGTCATGGCCCGCGCTGGGCGCTGGTGTCTGAGGGAGGCTCATAGCCTTCAACGGAGGGAGGGTTGCGCGCCCCGCTGCGGGGCGATCCCCGCCATACAGGTACCGAGCCACCCCGAAGAGTGACGCACAGCGCCTGAGAGCGTCTGAGGCTGCCTCCTTGAGAGACTCCCCTGAGCCGCCAGTCTCATACCCGAAGTCTTGGCGACGTGCCACGGTGCCATCTGGGAAGCGGGCGGTGAGGATGCCCACCACCGTGCTGGTATCCCCGACGGGCTCCACAGCGAAGTCCCAGCCGTTGACCCCGAGCACCTCATCAAGTCGAGCTGCGACCGTGCGGGCGTCCACCCACGTCAGGTCTTTGCCGCCCGCGCCGACGCGGTGCCTGATGACCTCAGGCGGAAAGGGTGCCGACAGCGCGGCGAGAATGTCTGCGTGCTTGCTCATCGTGAGCCCTCCTTCTTCTTGCGCGCCACCTTGGCGGGCTGCTTCGTAGCCTGATCCTCTCGGGCGACCTTGCGCAGTAGCGCATCCTTCAGCCCCGGGATCTCCTTGCCGTTGAGTCCAGTGATCACCAGCCAGTCGTTGGCGTCTGCCTTTTTCATGCTGCCTCCTTGGGGAAGAGTCCCCAGTCGTTTAGTTCCTCAGTCGGCTTCAGCCACGCTGGAGCTCGACCGTTGCCGAAGTCAGTCTTCGGACTTGCCTTCAGGGCTCGCAGCCCCTCTACGTCCAGCCAGCCCACGATGCGCTTGATAGGGCCTGCGCCCGTCACCAGAACGTGGATCTGCTCACGCTGTTCGTTCTCTCGGACGATGAGCCCAGTGCCCGACGTCCACTTCACCTCTACCCCTCCGAGTCCCGGAACCTCCACGTCGGGCTCACTCAGGTAGGTGTCGACATGTGCTGCCCATGGCAGCCCTAGGGCGATGCATACTGCCAGTTCAGCAGCTGCGCCGTCAATGTGGTTCTGGAGGCTGCGATCAGCCGACTGACCTGCACGCCCCTGCTGCCCCTTCGACTTGCTGGACGCGTCTCGGGCTTTGCCGATCTGCGACGCGTGCGCCCACTCGTAGGGGTCAAGGATGATCGTCTGCTCAATCATGGAGCCCTCCATCGTTGATGATGAAGCGGCGGCTCCCGGGTTTCGTATCCGTGTACGTAGTGATCACCGAAGGCAGAGCGCCAGCCGCCTGCGCCACCATCTTCCAGTCAGTGACCTGCGACGGGCGTGCCTGCTTCCAGTACACCGTCCAGCCGTTCCCAGCCAGCCCCGCCTTCTCGCCGATCGCCTCCTTGAGGATGATCTCCAGCGCGCCCTTCTTCTCCTCTACGAAGTGGAGTTCCGTGTTGACCTCTCGCAGCTGGGCGTAGACGCGCTCTAGGTCAGACGTCGCCTGCGCGAAGTCATCAGACGCCTGAGGCGTGGCGAGTGCGTATGCCTGAGCGTCCAGCGCCTCCAGTTTTGGCGGGGTATTCGTATCCACCGCCTCCAAGAAAGCCATCGCGCTGCGCTGGATCTCAGCCCAGAGTGCAGGATCAAACTGCACGCGCTCGATCTTGAAGACGAGCCCGCCCAGTAGGGCGACCACGTCGCACCAGTCCACCCCGAGAATCCCCATCTGAACGTGAGTCTGGATGACTACCTCCGGGGGGACGGGCCACATGCTCCAGCGCGGGCTGGCGGAGGTTTTAATCTCCACGATGCCCTTGGGCTCGCCGACGATCGTGCGATCCAGCGACGCCATGATGCGCGGGTGCTGCTTGAGTCGGATGATCCCGTTCGACTTGCGCAGCTTCACGCCGCGCTCCTCTTCGTAGTAGCGCCCGACGGCATCCTCTAGGATCACGCCGCGCTGGGCAGCCGCGCCGACCTTCTGGGGCGGCGTCGCTCCCGTTTTCTCAGCCCAGAGTTGGTACGGCGTCTTATACGGGCTCACGCCCATCACCGCCGCCATGTCGGAGGCTCCCAGCCCCTGACGTCGCAGCTCCAGCCACTCAGGGCTGCGCTGCGGTGCCTTCACGAACTCGTACTGCTTGCTCACTTGATCCCCTCCCGTGTCTTCTCTAGGGCCTTCTGCGCGGCGCGCAGTTTGACCTTCGCCTCTGCTAGGCGCTCCACGTCGCCCGTGGTGTAAATGTCCACCACCTTCATCCAGTGGCTCACCTTGCAGTCAGCGCAGAGCCGCTCGATCAGCCCCGGCTTGACGTCTGTCTGCATCTTCCGAGCGCAGATGACGCACTTCCACGTGGTCACTTTTTCCCCTCCTTTTTTCTATCCGACTTGGCCCAGCCCTCACCCTTGTACTGGATGCTGCTGGCGTTGATCTCGAGCTGCATCCATGCGCCGCATCCATCGCAGCGTGGCACTACGGGCTGGAAGCCCGTCTGCAGTCGCTCCTCAGTGATGCAGCACGTCATGCAGAAGAAGACGTAGAGCGGCATCAGCGCCTCCCCGTCGGCGTCTTGCGCGGCTTGCGCTGACGTCGCTCTTCTAGTCGCATGCAGTAGCTGCACTCTCCACATACGGGAGCGTTAGCCACCAGCGGGCGGTCACATTTGCCGCACATGAGTACGCGCACGCAGGGGCGATGTTTCCCGATGCCGCTGATCTCCCCCGGATTGCACAGGTCAGCGATCATCACAGCCCCCTCACCAGCGCCACCACGATGATCGCGATGATGCAGACGATGATCGTGACGTCGCTACGCTTGCGCGCTTCGATGCGCTCCTTGGGCTTGTAGAAACTGGTGATCGTCTTGGGATCACGTGCGCGGTTTAGTCTCACGATGCACCTCCCACGATGAGCACGATGATGATGCACGCCACGAACGTGACGTAGGCGAGAAACTCCTGCACTGCTCGCATCACTTGACCTCCAGTAGGTTCCTGCGCCCCTTGGTAGGGACGTAGCACTTGGGGCAGATCGCGATGAGGCCCCCCTGCTCATTCTTCACCACGAGCAGATACCCGTGGCGCGCTGATACTGGGCAGAGATTCCAGAAGGCGGCGGTCATACTCGCACCACCAGCGCCAGACGCTTGCCTTCAGCAGCTGGTACACAGTCGCATGCATCGCAGCACTCAGCATCGAAGTCGCTGACGTCTGCAGCGATCCAGTCTGCGGTTGTCATCCCCGGATTCGTCTCGATGTAGCCGCTGATGCAGTCCACGCAGACACGATCCGCTGGCTTCGCTCTGAACTGGAAGAGTCCAGTGCTGCTCAGTAGTGCGATCCTCTTCTGTGCCATCTTTTTACCTCCTGCCAGTCGCCCCGCATGGGGCTGTTTTTCCCTGACCTGCCAATCCTAGGGTTGACGGCTCCAGCCCGTCAAGCCCCCTCTTCTAGGGCTGGGAGGCTGCCCTCCCGAGCAGCCTCCACCACCACCGTGAGGCACTCCCGACATACCCCCTGCGAGAGCACCCAGCCCACGCCGTGCTCCCCCGTGCTCACCACCTGCTCCCCGTAGGCGTAGACGCGCCCGAGCTCGCCGCAGACGGGGCACAGGCTGGGGGGCGCCTCAGGCTTTCGCGGCATCCAGTCTCACCAGATACTCCGCCGTCGGGCCCTCCTTGCCGAAAAACAGCGCCCACTGGGCTGGAGTGCCAGATGCTGCCAGCCACTCCTGCGCGTATCGGTTGCTGCTCTCAATGCTGGCGTTGCCCCAGCAGGTGTGAGCGCCGTCGCTCAGCACCAGCCTGCTCGGGGTGTGCCAGTGACCGTAGAACAGGAAGTCGAACGGCTGCACTGAGAGGTTCCAGCCCTGCGCCCGCTTGGCGATCGCGTAGAACGGGAGCCCGAAGGCGCCGCCCTTGAACTGATCACCGTGCACCAGCATCGCGCTCTTGCCCCCCGGGAGATCCAGCACGTCATACCAGTGACGCCCGCCCAGCGTGAGCGACTCTTTCCAGTCCACGCGCTTCTCACCCTTGAGGTGCTCTGCAGCGATGCGGTAGAGGATCGCGTCGGCGTTGCTCTCGTTGGAGTGATCGCCGAAACGCCCCAGCCGCCCGTGGTTGCCGATCGCACCACGCACCGTCACCTTCGGGGCCAGTGCAGCCATGGATCGCACGAACTGCGCCAGCATCCCAGCGCCTTCAAAGATCTGCACGTACAACCCGCCACGCTCAACCTCATAGGCTTGGCTCGGGAAGATGTTGCCGTCAGACTCTACGAAGTCACCCAGCAGCACGCAGGCGATCTCCTTGACGGGGACGCCGTGCAGCTCGATGAGGCGCTGCACCTTCGTGGCGAGCAGCGCGATGCGCGCCTTCGCTACGTCAATGCTGTACGTCTCTGAGTACTTGCCCAACTGCCAGTCACCCAGCAGGATCACCAGCGTCTCGCCGTCGCTCTTTTTGCCCGACGCTTTTGGCGCTGGCACGGGCGGGATCGTGATGCTCAGGGCTGCGTCTTTTGCCGCCTGATAGACGGCTGCCACTAACTCCTCACGGGCAGCGTCACGCTTCGCCAGTTGGCGGAGTGCACGCTTGTGAGCCTCAGTCACTTCGTGGAGGCGCTGCTCCATCTGCAGTTCGTCGCTCATGAGTTGCACGCGCACTCGCCCCGGCGGTGCCTCCCGATCGTCCAGAAACTGACGGTGAAGCCGCGCTTGTCGAGCCATGCGGTGAGCGCCTTGGCGGTGATCGCCGGATCAGCCAGCCCTGCGTGCAGCGTCTCCCAGTCCTTGCCCTCTAGGTGCACGGCGGTCATGCCGCAGGGCGGGCCCTTCCGGGGCTTGCTCAGCGCCCTGAGCTCATCCAGTCCATCCATGTGAGTACCTCCATCTGCTTGCAGCACCTGCATGGGTGCCTGCTCGCAGCCTACACTCTCACCTGTGTCAGGTGTGTGGCGGAGGTTTGTGGCTAGTTTTTCTCCTTGATCCCGAAGGCGGAGTTTTTAGGATCCAGATACTTCACCAGAACCTGAAGCCCTGAGGCGAGTCCAGCGGAAACAACCGTACGGAAGTCGCCGCCGTTAATGTCGAGAAGGGGGATGCCCAGCCCAAGGGCGACGGAGATGCTCACGGTCACGAAAGTGCGCACGAACTCAATCAGGGCCTCATCGATCCCAGTGTTGTCTTTGATGTACTGGAGGAAGGTCATCATCTTGGCTGGTGCTCCTTTTACCTTGGCAGCCGCAGCCGCTGCACCACTCGCAGCGTTGAACGCCCTCCCAGCCACTGCTCCAAAGTCTACCTTTCCGAGAGCGTCCAGCTGGACGTCCACGGCGCTCGGAGTTTTCGGGGCTGAAGTGGTGGACGCGGTGAGGGGTTGCACCTCACGTGTTGGCTCAGGTGCCACTGCTGGCTCCGCTGCCACTGCTACTCGCGCCCCTGTGATGACTGGTGCTGCCACGGGCTCAGGCACTGCGACGGGCGCAGGCGCCGGGGCTGCTGCCTTCTTGGGATAGGTGACGATGAGCAGCGCCTGATGCACTGCCTTCAGTTTGCGTGCGGTCACCTTCGACTTGGCGATGCTGTGCAGCTGCGACTCACTGACCTGCACTGCGTACTGCTCAGCAGCGTCGCGATCGTTGCGAGTTGGGCACGCCCACTGGAAGCCGTGGCACTCGCACCACGAAGCCGAAGTCATGTGCCCGTAGCCTTTGTTCAGGTGGGCGGGATCAGTCTTCGTCCACCATCGCTTCCAGCCGTCATGCCACTTGCTGATGTGCACCTCTGGTGGGTATCCCAGCGGTTGCTGAACCCAAACCATAAGGGCCGCCCCAGCCTTGGCTGCGCTGACGGCGTCATCCCATGACTTGGCGTAGCGCGCCTTACCGCCCAGCACGGCGATCGTCTTGACGGCTTCAGCCAGCGATCCACCAGCGTCGCTGATGCCCTGCTTATCCTTGCGACCAGTCGCCTTCTCGAAGGCTGCGACGCCCTGTGCGGCGCTGTAGTCGACTTCGTACCCGCTCGCCCACGATACGGCTGCGGCGCACGATGACCATGTGCAGTCATCTAGGATCTGCTTCGTCCCCTTGAGCTGCGCCTCAGCGTCAGCCCAGAGCTGCGACTTAACGCGGTACCTCACTGACCCTGCTCCGTTTTCACGATGACTGCGACGGCTCGCCCTGCTGCTTCGTATCCGAGCGCGGCGCTGACGGGGAAGCCCTCAGTGACGCCCTCTGCGTAGTCGTTGCCGTCGGCTGCGCGCTTCCAGAGCGTGCCCCCGAACGCGCTGTTCGTGTCGTTGGGTACCAGCGCAACCCACTCCCCCGGAGCGGTCACGATCTTCGTCCATCCCTGCTCGTGGATGTTCTCGATGTGATCAGTCATGGTCACTCCTTGCCCCAGCGCAGGGGCCCTGTCGCTGCCCATAAACCCAGCAGCACTAGGATGCAGATGCCGACGAAGTCGCGGGTCGGGCCGTCACTCAGAACGATCCAAGCGATCAGCATGCCAAGCCACGTCCACGAACTCGCGGCGATGTCGAGTGCGATGTCTTTCAAGAGTTTCACTGTCTGCCCTTTCGTGACCCCCCTGATGACGCAGCGCCCCCCGCTGCTGCGCTGGCTGCTGCTACGGCTGCCTGCGCGAGCTGCGTGATGATCACTGCGGGAATGATTGTAGCCGCTGCTTCTTTGCGCTCCGCTGGTGTGAGATCGTGTCCAAGATCTGCGACGAACGCAGCCGCATCTGCGACTGCTGCGACGGCATCACCTACGGCTTGGGTGACGGCTTCAGCGATCGCCTCCGCTGCAGCGCCGGGGTCAATCACCAGCGGCTGCTCAGTAGGTGACGGGGATGGATCTGGGGAGGGCTGCGCAGAGGGCTCTGGAAGGCTGGTTTCCGCCACGCTGGGGCTAGGTGAGGGGGATTCTGGTGTGGGAGTGGCGGTTGGCGTGGGCGAAGGCGTAGGGGCTACTGAAGGCGTAGGGCTAGGCTGAGGGCTAGGGCTAGGCTCAGGGCTAGGTTCAGCAGTAGCAGCCGGCGAAGGCTCCACGGATGGTGACGGCTCGGGCGTCG